GCAGGATAGAAGAGTGGAGTTTACCGGATGATCGCGTATAGATCAACTAAACTAAATGCAAATGAAAATTTCGCACCTACAGGCTATGCACTCGCTGCATAATTCTGTTGGGCATGGACACTGCCTAGAAACAGAAGTGTGTCCCGTGACTTAACGAAAGAAGTCTAGGGTATGGGTTCCACCCGATAAACTACGGGCCCACTCATTTTACATACACAAAGGAATACATGAATGAAAAATATTATTTTGAGCGCAGTTGCGGTTTTTGGTCTATCTACTGTAGCATACGCTGGTGACATTGCAATGGTTGGAGAAGCAGAATACGCATTCGATGCAGAAGTTCTTAACGTAGAAGCTGGTGCAGAATATACTGTAAACGATTTTACTTTTGCAGCAGTAGGTCAGTTTGAAGATACGCAAGCTACAGACATTGATTTTACTGGTGTTGAACTTCAGGTTGGTTACAACTTGACAGACACTGTAGTCACATTTGTGCGCCTAGAGACAAATGATGATCTTGACCGCACTGAGACAGTTGTTGGAGCATCTTTCCGCTTCTAATCTATACTGATAGGGTTGGACGCCTAAAATAGTCCCGTGAGGCGCCATGGTTAGCGCCTCAAATTATAAATATAAGCGTCCAGAAGGAGGCTTACATGCACGATTTTCAAGCATGGAAAAAATACCCAAAGCATCATAATTGGTTCAACAAACTATGGCTGTCTGAATTATTGAAATACAATTGTGGTCCATGTGGCACTTCGCCCGATGTGGCAGGCAATTACATAGTTAGACCGATTTACAATCTATCTGGTATGGGTGTTGGATCAACTATAAAGTATCTGACACCAGATGATTGTTCACAAGTACCACCAGGATATTTTTGGTGTGAAGTTTTTAGTGGGATTCAATACAGCGCGACATACACCTTTTTTCATGATACGAATCCGAGATGGAAACCATTGAAATGCTGGGAAGGTGAACGATCAAGTGATGAAATTTTTCGTTTCGAGAGATGGAAAAGATCGGATCATTTTCCGAATGTACCTCGTTTACTAAACGATCTATCAGATGTAAAACTTATAAATGTTGAATTCATAGGCGATAAGGTTATCGAGGTTCATCTAAGAGATACGCCTGATCCAGAGTATGACGAGATAATACCTATTTGGGAAGATTCTAAAAAAGACATTGACAAATATGAAGAAATGGGTTATACTTATCAAAACTCGTATGAAGATGCTGACGGGTTCTTAAAAATACCCAGAATAGGGTTCATGATAAAATGAGAGGTAATGATGATAGTAAGCACATATTTCAAAGAAGATTCTTCAGGTCCTAGGGCTGAAGTTCATAAAGACGGTAGTGGATACGCTATCCACTATTACGATGCTTCAGGTGAAAGATTGAAAACAGAATCACACGCAGGCAAATCTGTACACTGGGTTGAAAGCGCAGCAGAGAACTGGGCTTTAGGGATTAAAACATTAAATGGCTGATTTAAAAATCGAACAGATTCATAAAGAAGTATCCAAATACGTGTGTGCCGATGTATCATATATTGATGCACTGGTGTATTATGCACAGAAACATGATATGGAAATTGAGTTACTCGGCGAGATGATTCGTAGATCAGCCATTCTAAAATCCAAAGTTAGAGATGACGCCGAGAAACTAAAGATGGTAGAAGTGTCGAAAAAGCTTCCGTTTTAACATGGGAGTATATTCAACGAAAGCTGCATTTGATGTTTATGTGTACTACCTAGCACTTAAACGACACTTCACTTCGGAATACGATTTTTTCAAATACAATGGAAAGGTGAAAGCAAACTCTCATAGTTTTGAGAACCGAAAAGACAAGTTCTTTTTCTACAAGCTTTCAAAGATGCCCAATGCTGAGCAACTCATTCTAGCAAACTTGCTGGAAAATCCTCAGATTTGGGTAGGCGATTTAATTGAAAATAAAGCACATGAAGTGTATCAACAATGGCTGAAAAAACAACAGTCTCTTACATATGTCTTTCGTACAGACATATCGGAGCTTGATCAAGACGATCCAGATAGCGACCTAATGACGAACGGTGATCATCCAAATCTACTTCGCCTATATGTCGCAGACAAAATTTCTATCGAAACATTGGTTATCTTAGACGATGTTCTAAACTTTTTTCCTTATTGGGAGAAAAAAATTCGTGACAAGATACTATGGACTGATATAAATAAACGTGTTAAGAAGTATAGACCTTTTCTTAATTATGATAAAGCGAAAATGAGGAAAATAGTTCTTGACAAATACTCAAAAATATACTAATATAAACGAATACATCGCAATACATCGCTCATAAAGGAGATACTATTATGGCAACATCTTTTTCCGCACTCAAGAAGCAACGTTCAAACAGCTTCGACAAACTAAACTCCCAACTTCAAAAAATGACTTCACCATCGGGCAATAGCGACGAAGGCTATTGGAAGCTTGAAGTTGATAAAGCAGGCAACGGCTATGCTGTTATTCGTTTCCTACCAGCACCAGAAGGTGAAGACATGCCTTTCGTTCGTATGTGGGATCATGGATTTCAAGGTCCAGGCGGATGGTATATCGAAAACTCTTTGACCACTCTCGGTCAAGAAGATCCAATCTCGGAATACAATTCAAAGCTATGGAATGAAGATGGCTCAAATGCTGCGAAAGATCAAGTTCGCAAGCAGAAGCGCCGCTTGAATTTCCATGCAAACATCTATGTTGTTCGTGACTCTACAAATCCAAGTAACGAAGGCAAAGTGTTTATGTATCGCTTTGGCAAGAAAATCTTCGACATGCTAAACGATGCAATGAACCCTCAGTATGAAGATGAATCACCTATCAACCCATTCGACTTCTGGGAAGGTGCAGACTTCAAATTGAAAGCGCGTAACGTAGAAGGTTACCGCAACTATGATAAATCAGAGTTTTCTGATCTTGCGCCATTGAGCGATTCCGAAGGCAATGCTGTGTCTGACGAAGAGCTTGAAGGTGTCTGGAAGCAACAGAAATCTCTGCAGGAAATCGTTGATCCTAAAAACTTCAAATCTTATGATGAACTGAAAGCAAAAATGTATAAGGTTCTAGGGCTTGATGGTGGCGCTCCCGCACCCAGAAATGCTGCCGAGGACGACGAGCCGGAGATGGATTTCAAACCAAAGTTCGGATCACAAGATGCGCCGACAATGAGTGAAACGCCTTCTCCGGCAACTAATTCTACTGCTGATGATGACGATGACTTGTCATTCTTCAAAAATCTAGCAGATGATGACTAAGTTGACGGTCTTGCTGACAAGTTCAGTGAGATAGGAAAAGAAAAGGGGCGCTTTATGCGCCCTTTTTTATTAGCTACTATCAGGTCTCATTCCTATACCATCAGTACCACCGGTAACAATAACAGGCGCGCTTGTAGACGTGCTATTATTAATGCTATCACCCGTTCTATTGTTGTTGACAATAATTGCTTGACTGTTTCCAGATTCAGTGCGTACTTGATCAAGCTCAGCCTGTAGTCTAGCCATTTCAGCGGCAGATTTTTCACGACCACTTCCTTCACTCTGCCACCATGAATAAACATTTTCGCCTGATTCTGACTTAGATATCATCTCTTGCTGTTCAGCTATCGCATTGCTAATCTCCTGAGCACGCATTTCAGGTGTTTTTGCACTATCGGGTATCAACCAAGATGGGAGCTTATTCATTAAGCTGGTTTTGATATCATCAATAGACGGAAGGAAATCTGTGATGCTACCAAACTTTTCAACGAACCAGTCTTTTATAGCATTATATGCATCCATGACAATATCAGAAACTTTAGTAGGATTCTCTGGTTCACCCCATCCGAATATTCCTTCAACCCAAGCAATTGCAAGATTGTATGGAGCAAACACAATATCCATAAACTTCGTTGCGATACCAGCTAATAGACCTTCAGATGCATCGAATGTGAATAAATCAACAAGCCATGCTTTTGCATTTTCAAAAGCGCCTTTAACAGCACCTGATAATGTCCACGACTCCTCAGTCGTTTCAAATCCAAACAAACCTTTGACCCACGCAATCGCACTATCAATCGGCTTGAATAGCAAATCGATTAATCCACCACTTCCTACGATACCTTCCCAGAGTGAATTCAAAGCACTGACTGGATCTGTGAATAACTGACCAATCCAATCTACAGCAGATTCCAGCATGTCGAATATTGCACCTATCGAGTCGGAAATGAGATCGGAGAATGAAAAACTGTCGAGTGTAGATTTCGCGTTATCAAATCCGAATATACCTAATACCCAAGAAACAGCATTCTTAATCAAGTCAAGCGGTGCACCTATTATTGAATTGAATAGTCCAGTAATTGCACCTTCAATGCCACCCAAAACACCATCTTTTTCAAATCCCGAAATCGCACCTTTGATTGTATCAATCACACTCATGATGATTCCAAGTGGAACAAAGATAGTCTTAACAACTTTAGAGATACCTCTAATCATACCACCCATATCGCTAAATACGTTAAACATACCAGTCGCGCCAGATGATATCGATTTGACGGATGTTGCAGCAGAACGAATCAAATCTATCGCGGCCCTAAATGGTTTCGCAAGCGCGTCAAAGGATGCTTTAAATGCGGACGCCAATCTTCCCAACGCGGAATCGTCAGCAAAATTAAACAATGATGCAATTCTTTGCACACCTACGTCGATACCAGTTCTCAAAAAATCAACAATAGAGTCTATAGATTTAGTGAAGATGCCTATCACATTTGATAGTTTCGTCTTCACGCCTGCTACGATATTCATAATAAATTTGGGTGTAAATGCTTTAGCCGCATTCGCAAACGATTTAATGACGCCTATCTGACCTCGAATGACGCCTATTGTCGTTCCTATAAGGGCTGCGGCTGCAGCACCGAGAATACCAAGTTCAGCGAAGATAAATGTATTATCACTACCACCCTCTTTATCGGACATGCTATCACTCTTATCAGATCCCTTTAGAGAATCTGCCAGATTATCAGCAGCAAGTTTTGATCTAATAGCTTCAGACCTCTGAAACTCCACAAACTCCATCATCGATAGAGCCATTTCATCGATACTGTATTGAATGCTTGACAATATTTTTGACGAATCTAACGCAATGGATGCGCTCAATTCAGTATTATCTGCAATTCTTGGTAATGCGTTATCTGCCATTCGTTACTTGTTGTTCCTGTTACGAAGTCTTTCTTTCTCTTCCTCAAGATGCGTCTGCAATAAGCCTACGTAAATGTCACGCTCGAATGGTATAAGATTTTCAAGTTCTGTCAGCGAATAGTTGTGATGTTGCATTAGCTGAAAAGTGAGTTTATAATAGTTCGAAAGACTATTGTGACTCATTAAGAGGTAAAAAAACTTTGTAGACCGACAACCTCCTTTGTTTTTTCTTTGCCATTGGCGTTATACTTTACATCTAGTTTCAATTTAGGCATCGTTTGAAAGAACTTTTCAATTTCGCGCATATTTTTTGAAGTGAATGATTCGATGAAAGAAGCAATCTCTTCCTTAGAAAAATCGGTCAACTCATACAACTCATCACCATCAACAACTTTATCTATACTCGTTGATACAATTTCAACTAGATCGTTCTTGATATTATCATCTGACATTTTTGATATCGTATTGAATGTTGGATACTTCATAGTGATGCATACTGTATCATTCAACTGAATCTTATTTGTATGACTCTTAGAGAAATCTACAAATGCGTCATCAAGATTAACAGTGGCTTCATACATATTTTCGTCATCATCATCTTTTATTTTCAATTCAATGATGTTATCAACTGATTTTGCGCGAAGTTGTAGAAAGAGATATTCCAAATCAAATGTTGCAAGTTCATCGATATCTAACTCGTCTACAAGACAGTTATTCATGACTTGTTTAATCGTACTTGATACCGAATCAGTATCATTAGATTCTACAGCCATAAGTAGCATCTTCTCTTCTTTCACTGTGAAAGGATGGAACTTGATCTTGCGTTTATTCGACGGTAGCTCTACACTAAATGTAGGAGATGTAATCTTTGGTAATGCCATTATATTTTTACCTCACGTTATTAAAATATTCTATCCAAGTTCTTTGACAAGTTATCGATACGTGTAAATTGGTTAATCGCGTCTTGTACACTTCTGGGTCTTCTAATGTTATTTATAACACCTGCAACCGAACCGAG